TTGCTTGAATAAATCTTTGTTTGCCATTATAAAAATTGTTTGTGATTTCTACGATTATTGAGAATCGTAATAGAAAGGTTAAAATTCTTTTAATACAGTTACTTGTCTGTATATTCTTATATAAATATATACTAAAATAAAAAACCCGACAAAAAGCCGGGTCTTAAGTGTAGCGGTGTAAGATTCTTATGAATCTAAAATGTCTTTAATTTCTTTTTTGAATACTTCTTCTTTAGTTAAATCAGTTTCTTCCATTGTAGTACCTGATCCTCCTCTAGCTGCTCCTGTTTTTTCGGCAGCACTAAAATCTTTGCCAAATTCAGCTAGCTTTCTACAAACTAAATTTTTAGAATTTTTCTCACAATATCTGTCAACTCCAAGTTTAGTAAGCATAATTGAAGGAATAGCTCCTAAAATACCTACTACTGCTCCTACGGTTGCAGGATCCACATTTTGGATAAGTTGCAGTAGATCTGTACCTTCTTCCAAAGTGTCTTCTTCTCCTATATTATCTTCGTTTTTCTTTCTTTTACCGTGAGAATGCTCTTCTAATGATTTAATATTTAATTCATTAACTGGGATATTCTTTACAGTCTCTCCACTTTTAAAGAAAACATCATAATGAGTAACTTCATGTTTACCAGTTTCTTTATTCTCAACTAATGTATGTTGCCCTTCAATACATACTCCGTATCCATATGTTTCATGTACTACGTGTGCTGCACAATCATGTTCGAATCCTGGGCCAGCTTCATCCATTTTGTCTTCTTTGCCGTTTTTGCCTTCCGCTATAAAAGTTCTTAAATCAAAGTTTGTATATTTACTCATGATAATCTTTTTATGTTTATATATAAATATGTCGTTTTTTGTTAAATATGTTATGCTATAAAGTTTTTAAGGTATACTATAATTTCTCCAGATTTTACTGCATTCAAAGCTCCTTTAAGAGCAGCCATTGCTATGTTACCTGCTTTAGAATATCCAACCATTTCGATAGCACCGTGTCCTAATAGACTTCCTATAATTAAATAGAACAGGCCTTCAGCTAGTTTATGTTTTTTCTTAGGGTCTATACCTGATGGTAGAAATAATCCAAGTATCTTTTCAACTATACCAATCAAAAAATGATGTGCTTTATCTGCTGCTGCTATAACTGCATCTGATTTTGCTCCTTTACCTCCTAATGCTTTACTGGCTATTTTAGTTACATTAGCTATAATTTTTAAGATAGTTGGTCCAGAAAGAGCAATTCCTGCAGCTAGAGATAATACAGCTTCATCTACTTTATCGTCTTTATCTACAACCACATTATCTTTTTGAGATTTTAATTCTTTTCCAATTTTATTGAAAGTCTGTTTTAAAGCAGCCTCAATTTCATTTTCAAGAATTACCTCTTTTACAAGTTCATGTAGTTGAGATCGTTTCATTATGATCTTAGTATATCGTTTATGATTGAATCTAAACTATGGTATTTAGATACTTTTATTTTCCCTTCCTGTAAAGCTACAGGATTCATGAAAGCTCCATGAGTGGAAGGATTAGATACAAAGTCCCAACATACTAATTCAAAATCGTCTTGTACTTCAAGATGTCCTTCATTAGTTTGTTGAACTGAGCCTGTACCTCTAGATGAGATACCAATAGTATGTCCTGCTTTAATAATTTCTTTAACAATGTTTCCAGCCGGAGTATTCAATAGTTCTACTCTTCCCATTAAGTCGTCTCCTTTCCAATAAAGGTCTTTTACTACATGGGAGGCATTTTTTAATTCAACTACAGGTTTATCAGGATGATCAAGTTCTCCGAATGCATTACCATTCTTTACGAACTCTTCCATGTACCTTTTAGTCTCTCTTTCTAGAATAGGCTTTGCATATACTCTACCATTTTGATTTTCGGAAGTAGCTCTTTGCATGATACCTTCTACTTCAAAGACTCCAGGTTTTGATTTGGATTCTCTTATAGTCGGTCTAAATGGCGTAACATTTATTAATAATTGAGCCATATCTTAAAAATTTGGTGAAAATACAGTTGCTTTTGGATCTTCAGGAGCTTCATCAACTTCTCCTGCTGCTCTTGCTTGAGCTAACATAGCTGGGTCGATTTGCTTGGCTTTTGGCAGCTGTAAATCTTTAGTGAATCCTTTTTTAGTTACTGGACGTAAATCTTGCATGAAGGCTGATTCAATAGCTGGACCAATAAACTGACCGATTTTTAATCCTTCTTCATTTTCGATATTTCCCATATCGTCATATACTTTCTGAATCTTGTCTCTTACTTTACCGTAGAAAGATTCTACTTCAGTAACGATATTTTCTAAAGAGTTGATTACACCTTGTGCTCCATTATACCCGCCATATTCTTCCATCTTTTGAGAAAGTCTACCGGTAGCAGCTTCGTTAATTACGTCTTCGTTCAATGTCTTCTTGATAATAGACTTAATAGCTTCTTTTAACTGCTTTTCTTGATCTTTATCTTTTTCTTTAGCTTGATCGTATGTAGATTTTTTACCGGCTAGTCTATCTTGAGTGTGGGCTCTTTGCATTCTTTTCATTGCATAACCTTCATCCATAAACTCCATTACAGCTTCGATAGCATCTTTAACGCTTGTACCGGGCTGTTCATCCATTAATGCAATAGCATCTTTTGCTATTTGAATAATCTGTTTAGATTTTTCTTTATTATCATAAAAGTTATGATCTCCTTCTTGATCCTCATCTACATCTTTACCCATAGCTTTTTTGATAGCCTTATCTTTAGCAGCCATATAGTCATCTCCGTCAATGTCTCCATCTCCGTCGTGATCAGTACCTTTCTTTTCACCCATATCAGAAGGACCTTCATAGTTATTAGCAATATACTCTTTAAACTCGTCTTCTATATCTACACCATCTAATAGGTCTTGATAATGAGTTCTTATAAAGTCTTTTAATATACCTGCAGTAATGTCTGGGTAATTAGTTCTTAATGCTCCAACTACTTTTCCTAATAATGCTTTTTTAGCATCTTCAGACATACTTTCAGCTTGTGCGTCTATATCTCCTTCTCTAAAGAAAGGCGAATCAGCGTTTTTTGGTGCTTCATCTCTCGGATCAGCTTCGTCCCAAGCTTCTTCGTCTTCTTTAATACTTTCTTTAAGAGTAGCTTTTTTCATACTATTAAAAGCATCGACTGTACCAGCTCCTCTTTTTACTTCTACTTCTCTGTCGTGCTTATCTACTTTATTAGATTCACCTGACAGTAAGTCTAGATAGTGAGTTGCGTTTTTCTCTAAATTACTTTTAGCTCTTTTTTCAGCTTCTTTGAAATCTACTCCATCTATTTGAAGTTCAGCTCTAATACCTCTGTCTAAAGCATCTAAAGAGTAGGTCAATGTAGGACGGTCATCATATACAGGCGCTTTAGCTTCTGATTTCTTAGCTTCGAATATCATCTGACGATTCTTCAATATTTGAACCGTATCTTTAAATCCGTTGAATTGAGAAATGTACATTGGGTACGATTGTCTCATTTGTCGGACAAACTCTTTTTTGGCCATTTTACCTTCGTTGACGGCTCTATATTTTTCTGTTGCAGTTATTTGTCTCATATTCTATAAGTAATCAAATCCTTTTGTATGTGATGGTCGTTTTGGGCGACTAACTTTTTTGAAACCTAATTTCGTTAATGTCTTTTTAGCCTTTTTATTCTTACCAAAGGCATATGGGGTAGCATATTGTGCTCCACTACCGGGAGTAAAAGAAGCTGTTCCTCCAGTTACATTTGCTTCTTCTAATTCATTTATTACTTCTCTAATCAACTCTATTAACTGTGAACGTGTCATAGTGTTTTAAGTTCATTTACTAGATCATAATATTGCATAAGGTTAATTAAGTGGCTATCTTTAATTTTATCCTTATTAGTTAAAGGTTTTATAGACTTAGCTACTTCATCTAATTTTATTTTTACAACTTCATCTTTCACTTTTAAAGACAAATTTCTAACTGCTGATGCAATCTTATTCATCTCCTCATTAACTAAGTTACGTAATCTTAATTGAGAATTCACTGAAGTAATAAACTCTTTGAGAATATTTTTTTGTTCAGGGAGTAAATTTTTGTACTTAGAGTTAAACTTCTCCAACAGAATCTTAAAAGTCAAAAGTTTTAAGTCCTTATCATACTTGGAATACTCTTCAATCAAAGTATCTTTTACTTTCTCTTCACTTTGTGGAGCCGAAGTTAAGTGCTCTAGTATTGTTGTTTTATTGTCTATTAGTATTTGTGGATTGATAAGATTATCATTATTTTGTGCTTCTAATAAACAGTAAAGAGCAGCAAGAGGTTTGTAGTCTCTAACTTGCATACCGAAGAACTCATTTGTACTATAGTTTTCTTTAATAGCAGATATTAGTTCATACTTTTGAATTTTTAGTAATTTTTGATCTAATTTTCTAGATACTTCAGTTATAGTAGAAACTATCGCTTCTGCTTTAGATTGTGATACATTCTTATTTTTGACTATGAATTCATAAAGTTTATATTCTTTAGCCAAAGTTGACTTATTAGAATAAAACTTTTTCAATATACTAACTGCAGCTGAGTCGTTACCGTTTAATGTATCGGCAGCGATTTGCTTAACTAGCAATTCAAATATAAGACCTGTATTACGAAATTTTGAGTGTTTTATCTTCATTATACACGTTTACTATATATAAATATGTATTGCTTACCTATTCTCTAATATTGTCTTCATTGAGAAGATCAGGTTCGGAGATAGATTCTTTTTTAAATACAATATTCTTTAAGGTTTCTTTGTTTTTGTGGTATACAGCCTGAGTTGATAAGTTTTCCATAACGTTCTCATTATCGGAAGGATATCCTCCATGCATACCATTTTGACCTAAAGGATCTCGTCCTCCTAACGCATCATTAGTTCCGTACACAGAAGCTTTTTCTCTAGGTCTTCCACCTTCTGGTCCTGATTCATCCCACTTAGGTTCTTTTTCGGAGTATCCTTGAGGAACACTCCCGGGTTCTCCACCTTTTGGAGTTGCAACTGCTCTACGGCCGTACATAGATGCTAAGTCATGAGGAGTGCCGTAAGTAACTCCGGACCTAGCAGGGTCATTACCTTCGTTTTCTATTTGAGCAAGTCTAAATGCTTGTTTAGTATCTTCTCTGACGAGATCTCTTTGCTGTATATATTCATCTTCAGACATATTAAATATGCTTTCGTAAATATAGTCAGAGGAGAACATTTTAGTATCTTTCATTTGAGCAGCAAGATCTACCTTTTCTTTCAAAAGAGCAACTTTTTCTTGTTCGAATATTATAGAAGGAACAGTTAATTTAACTTCAAAGTTAGTTAAACTTTCTCCTGTAAATCCTTGTGTATATAAATGTACTAGAGCTATCTTAGTAAGCTCTGATTCCATTATCTTTTGTATTCTTTCTACAGTTCTAGCGAATCTAATATCTTCTGCAGCTAAAGTAGCTTTTCCTTGAAGATCTCCTTCAAAACCAAAATATGCTTTAGGAATTTTCAAAGCAGCAAACATTTTAGCTTGAAGATATTCTACATCTTTAGTGCCGTCGTACTCCAATCCTTTAGTAGTCTCAATACGGGTAGAAGTATCTCCTCCTCTTACAGGTAGGTAGAAATCCTCCATCATGTTCTGAAGGTTAAAACGTAGATTATATTGACCATCATCTCCTACATAAGGAGTCTTTTTCATTTGATTAATGGTCTTTTGCATAAACTGTTCAACCTCATTAGGTGGAACATTCCCAACGTTAATATAGAACATTCTCTTTTCTGGAGCTCTCATAATTCTATGAATTAACATAGCATCTTCCATTAGAGTAACTTGCTTGAAGATTTTTCTAGCAGGTTCTAAGTAAGAACGTCCATATGGTAGATAGTTAGTGTCTGATATTAATCTAAAGTGAGCAACCTCGTAATTATCAAATTCAACGATTTGTTTATTAGCCTTCTTTTTAGGCAAGTAGTTAGGATGCTGAGAAGATGCCAGACCATCAGGGTCTAGTTTGAATGTTACTTTAGCAGGGTTTTCCTGATCTATACCTTCTTCTCTGACCATATGATAAACTGTATACGGGAGAACATTATAAACTCCAAACTTTTCTGCAACTTCTAACTTTAAAAAAAAGTCTCCATACTTACACATATTACGAGTCCATGACCATAAATTAAATTCTATGTTTAATACGTCGTAAAATAAATTATAAAGAACTCTTTGAATATTCTCATCTGAAGATTTGATAGATAATATTTCGTTCTGATCATTTTTAACAGTAGCCTCGTCTGCTATAATATCCAATGCTGAAGCTATTATAGGGTCAGTATCCATTGCCTCATAATCTGAATACAATTGAATTCTTAATGTTTGATAATTAAGGTTAGGATTAAAAATATTTTTGTTGTTGTAGATATAAAGTCTACTAAACCTATCTACTAAAGAATTAGTTTGATATCTACCTGTAGTTTGTATTTGATTTGTGTCAGCAACTTTAAGTTCATCTCCTCCTACATTCCTGATGATAACATCAGAAGCAAAAAGACGTTTTAACCTGCTAAAGATTGAAGTGTCCGCCATTACGGTTTGATTTTATATATAAATAGTCTATTTAAACAACCATGTGATATCTTCATCACCATAGGGTGTCTTAGTAATATAAGGATTTTCTATCTGATTACCAACATTAGTCATAACTGCTTTGTTTTGAGCGTTGAGATTACTAAAAGAAGATAGCTGTGCTCTAGCTAGGTCCATACCTTGTTGCCTTAATCTCAATGCAGTATCTCTTACATATAATGCAGTTGCACAAGAAATAATAAGATCATCATTATAACGGTCTTGAGCTTGAGCTTTACCGTTTTTCCAGACAAACACTCTCATTTCAGACATAAGTCTTTTAGATTGAATAGTAACTGAATGATCTCTAATATACTCAATCATTTTAGCTATTACTAAAGGTCTAGTTCTAGCTGACATTGTAAATCCAGGTACTAATTTATCTCTTTCGAACTTATGCATATAAGATTCAACTGATTCCATATTGTTAGTAGAGCTGTAATACATATTTCTGTACTCTCTTTCAAGTATCTGTTCAATAGTAGCCCAACCTATATTAGCATTTTCACAAACTAATAAAGCATCATTATACTCAGATGCTATACCTACAAGTACATTACCAAATTCTTTAGGAGATATCTTACCTTTATATTCTCCTACTTGGACAGCATTCTCTATATCGAATATATGAAACGCTGAATAATCTTGTCCATCTCCTCGGGCTACATCGGCAACTACCATGTAAGATTTAGTATAGTCTACTCCTTCCCAAATCCAAAGGTTACTATCTACCCCTCTTCTTTCTAAAGGATCTTTTTGGTACGTTTCTTCGTAGTACGCCATATCGTCTGGCTCAAAAACGGTATCACCCGAAGCAAGAAAGTCACAATCACATTCCTGACCGGCCATCTTAGGACCCAAATCTTGATCCTGTATATCTCTCCAACTTTGATCTCTCTCAGGATGTACTGACCAAGGTAATCTCACAGGTATGAATGAATTTTCTCCTGTTTCTGCTTTTTCCCATGTTTGATGGAACCAGTTACCTATACCGTTAGGAGTTGACAGTGCCATACATTGTCCACCCGTCGCTAACGTTTGTTGAGCTGCAGTAAAGGTTTCGTCTACGTTTTCAATAAAAGCAGCCTCATCCATTAATAATAACGATACCGCTTCCGATCGTGCAGCATCTGGTGATGATGATTTAGCTTGTACTTTCGATCCGTTTTTTAATCTAAGAGACAATTTGTTCTTTTCAACCGCTGGTAGCTTTAACCATTTAGGTAGCTCATCATACATGAACGTTACTTTGGTAACAAGGTTACGTGCTGTAGCTTGTGTAGTTGCTAGAGCAAGTACGTTCTTATCTTTATGGAATAACATTAACCATAAACTATATGCGGAAGCTAGAGTAGATATACCTAACTGTCTTGACTTAAGAGTAATAAGATATTGATTATCTCTAAATAAATGTAGTACTTTTTCTTGAAATGGGTATAGGTTAAATAAAATACGCCCACGAGT